CGAATCATTCAACCACTGGAGCATCTTGATAATCGACGCCATCTACGTTCTCCTCTCGGCTCTTCCGTCCGAATCATTCCGCTCGGCACATTCCGTCCGAGCCGGGTACTTCCGCCCCGTGGTGCCGCTATGCAGCATCTCGTGCTTTCAGCTGTTCGAGTGTCAGCACACGTCCATCCGCTACAAACCTGTCTATTGGGGTACCGTCCCGGAACATCTTGTACCTGGACTCGCCCAGTACCTCACGCTGAGTCGCCGCAGGCTGTTTCTTCAGCCACGACGAATACGTCTCCTTCGCCGGTACCTGCCCGTTCATGCTCGCTCTCGTACCCTCTGGTGCGTCATCGAGGTCGATTCCGAGCTCACGCCACGACTTCACGATCGGCACCGACGTAGATCGACAGCCCATGTGTTGAGGGGGCCGCGGTCCTTCGTCGATCGGAAACACCTGTCCATCGAGAGACGCACAGATCATGGTCGTGCGGTTGTCGAGGGTAGCCACGTACTGAATGCCTTTGATGAGATCGCGGTTGCTGTCGTAGAGAGACTGGCGGGCCACGGTGTGGGTGTGATTCACGGCCGTACGGACCAGGGACTCGGCCTGTCGGCGGCTGGTAGCGATTGCGCCATCGGTGTAGTTCGCCGCTCGAGTCCCGCGGACTCGCCGTGCAATGCGCTGGATCGTCTCGCCCTCAATCCATCCCTGACGTACAGCACGTTCTATCTGCTGCACGCGGGCGTTGCCGTACTGGCGGACCTGGTCTCCCAAAATCATCCCGTCAAACGGACGGGACTGAACCGCTGCATAGACCTGGTCTGGTGACGGCTGTGTGATATTGATCTCGATAGGCACCGCCGACTGAATCTCTCTTGCCTGCCATTCAGACTCATATGAGCCGAACTCACGGAGTTCGTCGTCAAGGCCGATCTCGATCTCGGCAACGGCTTCGGCGTTGATTCCACGTATCTCATCGAGGAGGCGCTCCAGGCGCTGTCGCGAGAATGAATCAGGGTCCATTGCCTGTATTCGCTCGACTATTGACCGCTCTGACGTCCTCAGGATCTCGAGTATCCGCTTAACGACCTGGGTCTTATAGCGCTCGAGGTAATGCGCGTGAGAGACCGCGCGTGACTGAAGGAGTTCATTCGTCGTCACTTACGAACCCTCCTCCGGCCATGGACGGTGGCGTCATCGCGACCTCATCCGCTATGTCTTCCGCGGTGCGGTCTTCGCGAAGGATCTCGCCCTGCTGAAGCGCGTGGACGAAGTCGCTTGCCCCTATTCTGCCCAGCTGGAGAGCCTGGAGCAGCGACGTAATCATCTGTGGATTTAATGTCGCGGGCAGGAAATCAGTGTTCAGCTCAACCGCTACCTCGCCAGAGACACCGTGCCAGTCCCTGATCCACTCCAGTACCCGTGTTATCGCTCGCGATACCGACCTTGCTATAGAAGCCAGAGAAGCGGATTCACCCGCTCTGTGGATTGCGGCGGTTTCCGCGGCCTCCACCATCTTCCGATCCTGAGCCAGGATGCGGCCGCCCAGCGCCGCCATCTTTAGTTCAATGCGCTCGAGTTCTTTCTCGACGGGCTCGAGGCCCTGCCCAGTGAACTCGAGGAACCCGACCTCAGAACCTTCGCTCATGTGGATTCCGGATGAGGAGCCCAGCTTCACCTCAGTGACCTCGGAACCGTCTTCAGAGACAAATGCGCCGATAAAGTAGGGCGTCGGAGATCCGGCCCAGTACAGACCATTTCTGAGAGCGGCGGAGGTCACGTAGTGATGGAGGTTCGCGTTTGTGACGGGTAGAATCGGGGGCTTCACCGGTTTCCAGCCCTTGCCGGCGGGTCCTACGAATACGAACGGGATCACGGACAACGGACTTCGTTGCGGTCCCATTGTCGGGGTACGTTCGCTGTGGAGCTCCCAATCGTCCTGGATCTTGCGATATACCTGCTGAACATATTGGCCGTCGCGGAGCCTGAGCACCAGGTACTCAGTCTGGGCCTCGCCGCCGAAGTCGTCATTCTGATCCTCTTTTTCGTAGGACTGGCGGATCACCACCATCGTGAGCTGGGTAGTGCCCTGCACGATGCCGGTCTTCCAGTTAATGACGTCTTCGGCTTTGTAGGTGGTGACGTACGGCCGCAGGCGCTCGCGATCCACGTCAGCGAGGGTCTCGACGTCGTCGGCCGGTGGATAGTCCACGAGCATGCCGGCGCGTCCAACCGTCACGACCTCATTCAGTACGTCGTCGATGAACCAGGGCAATGGAGTGCCGGCGCGGTCTATGTCCTCGAGGATCTCTTTCATGGACTCCGGCGCTGTAACCGCGGCTTCCTTGCGGCGGACCAGCCCGACGAAGCCCTCAACAGTGCGTCCTGTAGCCTCATAGAGCATGGCGCGCTGGAGGAATTCTTTGTAGTCACTCGGCTGTGCATCATACGGGTTCACTGGCTTGTGACCAGGGAGCGCAGGCAAATACTTCGTGCCCTTGGCCTTGACCTCATCCTCACCAGCGGCGACGTCTCTGCACTTGGTCCATTGCGGGAGGCGCTTCTGGTATTCTGGGTGCTGTGTATCTACTGGCATCAGCTTAACCTCACCCGTACACGTCTGGCTGTTTTCCGTGTCGCCGTTAACCGGTACCCGACTTCGTCGTAGCAGTGGTCTTCGGAGTCAGTGTCTACGTCCTCAGGGTTTCGCTCATCTCGAGGAAGGACTGGGACGGTGCGTATGAACCCATCAGTACACGTCGAAAACACCGAAAGCCCCGGTTCCTCGGGGCGATCGCTGAGCGCAGCCTGGAGCCTGCGACGGAGGGTCTGGAGGCGTCTGACGCGGCTGCCGGGGGACTTATCGGCTTCCGTGAATATGTTACGGTTCGCGAGCGTCTGCTTACCCCAGTCCCCGGCGTTGATTCCGTGCGCCGTGCTATCGCGTCCGGGGTCGGCGTCGAAAATGGAAGTATCTGCCGGTCCCGGATTCACGCGCTCTACGCCCAGGTTCTCACGGAGGTGGTCCTCGTACTCTCGGATGCCCTCGCCAATGGCCTGGTCAGTAAGTCTCAGCCCCTCATTCGGGGTCCCGTTCCACCCATACCACTCACCAATCCGTACCAGCCAACCGCGGGGGAAGGTCTTTCGTGAGCCGTCGGCAAGCGTCACTGGTGTGCCGTCGGACTCCGCCCACCACCCGACGCTGAACGGTTTGCTCGATCCCCAGTCAAAGCTTCGGTCTACATGCCAGCTCGAGGGGATCTGGAACGGCTCCACTACGTGGCGATCGCGATTCCAGACATCGTCAACGGCTCCGCCGGCGACGATATCCCAGTCACCGTTGAGCATTGCCTGTACAAGGGCCTGGTCATGGAGGCCATAGAGCCGGTCTTCGTACTCCGGATCGACCTCGAGGAGGGTCGGGTTATCGTCGAGACGCGCGGGTATGTACTGGCGGAGCATGCCGCCATCCGAGCGCGGGGAGCGCTGTACGCTATACGCCGGGGCAGAATCCACGAACATGGCCTTGACCCAGTTATGCCCGATACCGCCTGGGTTCGCGCCCGAGATAGCCCGCGGGAACATGCCACGGTATTGCTCGGGGACATCGATTCCGACCATGCGGAGTCGGCTGCGGAGGTAGCGATACATGCCCGGCAGCCATTGCGTGAGTTCGTCGGTGAGGAGGAGGTGGATCTCAGCCCCTTGGTAGTTAAACACGTGCTTCGGCTGCTGGCAGTGCCGGAGATGGATCACTGAGCCATTGCGAAACACGATGTTGTTCTTGTCGTAGTTGATCTTCACGAGCTTGGACTCGACCCAGGGCGCGAGCATCGACGGAAACGCCGTAGGGCCATCCATGTGGTTCGAGTACAGATCCGGATACTGCCGGCGGAACAAGTAGGTTTGAAGGCCGGGGATCTCCACGCTCCAGGCTATCGCGGCGACGCGGAGGAAGTGGGACTTCCCGGGTCCGGCTGCGCCACCGAAGAGGATCTCCGTGGCCGGGGATTCGAACGCCAGGGTCTGCTTTGGGTGGAGCGCGAGCTCAATCGCCATCCTGGTCTGACTCAGGTTCTGGATCTGACTGGGGTCGATTGAGCTTGAGTATGAGCTCATTGCCGTCACCGGCTCCGAGGTTGAGGTCAAGAGATTGCTTGCGGACGCCGTGGAGATCGGCGAGAAGCTCAGTAGCACGCATGCGAGTGCCGTTGTCAGTGATCTTGAGAAGGCTGCCGTCTTTCGGATTCGTGATTGGTCGGCCTTCGTAGAACTCAAGCTTGTGGGCCTCGAGGCGCTGGTTGACTTCGTGGAACAGGCGATCGACCCCGAGGCCGAAGGCTTCGAGCAGGACCTCCGTGCCAATTTTTTTTTTACCCGGGACAGCATCTTCGAGCCATTTGACCGCGCCGTGCTGTAGTTCGCGTCCGGGTAGATCGACTGGTAGGCCTCCGTGGCGTTGAAGCTCTGTGCCCACGCCAGGAGGAACTTGCGCTCCCTCGGCTTCAGCTCCGCGAGTTTGTTTGTGATTGCTGGCCCGGCTTTTTCCCGCATCTGCTCCCAGCATTAGACCCTCTCGCGTCAACTGTCAAGTTCCGCTAATGTCTCTTAAACGTCCTTATCATCGCCTAATGCGCCTTATGTTCGTCTGTGGCGGCTAATCGTCTCTATGGCACCTAAAAACTTTTGCGCAAACGCCAGAAATTTCGCAGATTCCGGGCCCAGCTGCCTCAGATCTCGCCGAATCCAGCATCTACGACCTCCGCGCGATCACCTACGGGCACCCATGACCCGCCTTCGCGGTCGAAGTCGCTGCCGCAGTCACTACATCTCCCGCGGTCTCCGACGGTCCAGAGCACGCCCCCGCATTCAGGGCACTTCTCCGGCGGCTTCGGTGGTGGCTTCGGGGCTTTCTCAGCGACGTACTCGCGGTACCGGTCCTGGAGCTCTGACCAGGACTTGTGCTCGGGTCCGGCTTTGAGGATCGCTGCGGTGAATCTCTGGGGGTTCCGGATTCCCGGGCTCGACTTCGCGTACTCCACGAGCCATGACTTGAAATCGACCGACGGACCGACCGACTCAGCGGGCGATGGTTTCGACGCCCGCGCTTCAGAGTCAGGGTCAGAGTCTGTATCAGAATCAGAGTCAGTCTCAGAATAGTTCGGAAGGTATCTGGACTGGGAGATAGGGTATCTGGACTCGTGTTCTGGTCCAGATAGGGTATCTGGACTGGCGTTTCTCTGGTTGCAATCTGGACAAATTGCTATTAAATTGTCTGCTCCGTTGTTTCCTCCTTCTTCAATTGGTGTTATGTGCCGGAGTTGGAGATTCTGGGACTCTACTCCACACTCAGCGCACTTACCACCAGACCTATCAATCACCTTCTTTCTCGTGGAGCCTGAGATAGTGTTCCGTTGCTTGGATGAGATCTCTGTACCGGTAATGAGCGAGAGGTCGAAATGGTACCCGCACTCCCCGAGGAAGGTCAGTACATCACCTGGCAGCTCCTGGAGAACGGATACGATCCCGTCCCTGATTTTTGCCCGTTTGTCGTACTGTTGGTGCTTCGGCCACGTAGGAAGTACGATCCATTCGTCGTCGTAGAAGTAGACCTTCCCGGCTTCGGAGAAGCGATCCAGCATTGGCCTGAGCGTCCGTTCATCGTATCCGGTGTCGAAGGCAATGCGGTCAATCGTGATGTCGTAGACGCCGGCTATGTTGGTCTCCGGGTTCGTGAGCAAGTACATGTAGAGATAGCGCTCGCTGGGATCGAGAGACCTGATCCACTTATCGGTCCAGAAACTTGTGCTGATATATCTTTGAGTTGCCATACGCTATTCCTCTCCCCGGGCGTACATTTTCCCATACACGTCGCGAACTACCGATCACTCGATACCCGGCGCTCGATCTCATCCTGAATCCGCTGTAACAGCTGCTTCGCCTCCGGGGTGTGTCCCGCAAGTGGTGCCCTGTACTGTGGATCGGTCTCGATCTGTTTCCGGAGCCGTGAGAGCTCCGGTGTTTTCATGTTCTTGATGTCAGGCATCTGTAGCATCCTGATCGTAGCCATAGTTGCGGTTCATCAGCTCCCCAATCGTGCGGGCAACGTCCCGCCTGGCTTGTGCGTAACCGACCCTGTATCCCAGGTTGTACGTGTCCGCGATCGCCGCCCTGTGGGAAGCGAGACTGCAAATGCGGTCTCCATTCGAGTCGAATACGACCTTGTGGTCGTCTATGAACAAGTCTCTTCTGTGCAACGGCGTCTGATTCGCCAGTTCTTTCTCAGTCATGATTCACACTCCCCACTTTCTCCGGAGCTCATTCTTCGCCCGGACGTATTCGTCGTAGAGACCTGCTGCATACAGCTCCGATACTCTCTGGCGTTCGAGCTCATACCGCCATGATCGCCATTGGTTTCGGACCATCGATGGCACTCCACGAGACGCCCACCATTTCAGCCGGTGCGGTAGCCGTCTGGCGTAGTTTATGGCGCGCGACACCGGGCGCGTGATCGGCCGCAGTAGTGCGGCTATGAGCTCAGAGAACGCGGCGCGTAGGTCGGTGAAGGCTTCTGCTGTGGTTTTCATTGGTCCGCTTCCTCCAGGAGATCGATATTCACGGGGTGTCCCTGGCATCCGGTTTTCCAGTCCCAATTGTCGCACTCTCCAATCGGTATGATTTCATGCCCCTTCGATAGTTCGTCGAACAGGTAATTCCGTGCGTCGTGCTCGGTAGCAGGACTTCCGTCGTCGTTGGTGAACATGGGGACGATCTTTGATCGAAACTCCCTGCCGCTCCAGGTAAGCGCGCCGCGTACGCTGAGGCCCATGTGAAATGTCCTGGTCATCCCAAAGCGCACAGCCGCTCGATATGCCGGTCCTCCGTCATTGTTCATGGCTTGCCTCCGTGTTTGATTCGACCGGCGTCGTATCCGAGGTGACATCTCTG